GTGCTTAACAATAGTGTTAATTGGTCTTTTGCTTTTGGTACATCGTAACCCTTTACTTGTTCAGTAGTACCTGGTTCAATAGACCTAAATTGTGGGAAAAATAATAAGTCAGGCGAACCGCTCCTAATTTTACCTGCAACGATATCGTTTATATAATGAACGTCTAAATCTAAACCTAAATTTTCTAAAATTAACGCTATACGTTCAGCGTCTTTATAATAAGCTGTCGTTATATTTGTACCGTCGTAATCCTCTCTAATTGGCGCGTTAAAATTGTTTAAAGTCCCTAACCCGTCATAAGCATTAAAAGTTACTCCATAAGGCTTTGAAATAAGTTTCTCAATATATCTGTCCACTACCAAAAAACCGCTCCAATACGGCGCAAATTCGTAATAATTTTCGTCAGTTATAACATTCGAAACACAGCTTAAAGATTCAACACCTCCGCCGTCTAATAATACCCTATTTTCGTAAAAATCTGTAATTGTTCCGAAACCTTCATTTTGAGCAGTAACGCATTCAGTAGATTCAACCGTTCCGCCGTCTGCTATAATACGTTCAGTTAAGATTTCGCCTTGTGATTTTGCGTAATAAACTACAACCTTATATTCCCTTTCGTCAAACTTATAAAAATCGTCATATTGTACGGCGTCAGTAACCATTAAAGACAGCGTACATTTTGAACCTATAATTGGTTTGTAAAAATCCTCTGACGATTGCCAGGAAATTTGTACCGGATTAGCGCCACCAATTAAAGGAAAAACCTCGCCGGTATAATCTTTTTTTAATATTTCAACTTTTTTCCCGTTTCCGTTTACGTCTGAAAAAATTAGTCTGTATTTTACGCCGTATGCCATAAATTAATTTTTAATATATTCTGTCAGCTGTTTCATTTGCACGTTCAATAGCAATTAATAAATCTTGACCGCTTACCGATACATTACCCGTTACGCTTACATTTTGATTGTTTCTATTGCCTATCATACTTTGTAATTTGTTTAAAGGCGCGATAACTTCAGGATTTTGCCTTGCACCTGGGTACTCGCCAACTAATCCCATTGTCGGACCGGATACGATACCACCGTTTGCGAATGCAGTTGCACCTCCACCGCTTCCAATCTTACCAGCGGCAGACTTTGCGAATGAACCCAAAGCAACTAACGCAATACCAGCAGCAACAGCTACAACCGGGTTTAATGATTGAAGCGCTTTTTTAATACCTTCAACTGCTAACCCTATTGATATTGCCAACTTACCTAATTGCACCGCCATACCTCCGACCGTAGATAATACTACTTTTGATAAACTTTGCGCTAAATTTCCACCTCCTGAAATCGCTTGACCTAACGCTTGACCTATTCCAGTTGCTAAATCTTGTAAACCTCCATTTATTATTTGAGTTATACCTTCGTTAAATTGTGCCGCCTTTTCCATAGATAATAAACGTTGCTCATCTAAAACAGCGTTTTGTTCCTCCATTGCAGCAGGTATCGCAGCAGTATCTGCTTTAATTCCGTCTGTTATTGGCGTAGAAATACCAGCTGTAATTGTGTCAATAGTACTTGCAACACCTCTACCAGCTGGAATATCAGGAGCGTCAGGAATAGCATTTGCGCTTGTGTCAGTTGTACCGCTTACGTCTTCTGTTGTACCTCCACCACTCGCAGGAACAACCTCAACTGGAACAGAAATTTTTGCGATTTGTTTCTTTTGTAAAGCATCGTTAAAATTATCTACTACGCTTGTACCTAATTCAGACGCATTCGCTTTTATACCGTCTATTACATCGGTAAAACCGCCTTTCATAGCATTACCAATGCCTGAAAAACCTTGTTTGATTTTACCCATATCAAACGTAAAAATACCCATAAGCAAATCACCAACACCTCCCAAAATACCTAAAGCAGCTTTTCCGAATGCTTTCCAAATAGATATTATCGATTTAAAAACAAATTTACCAGTAGCATAAAGATTTTTAAAATGCATAATTAACCCATTTACAGCTAATTGTATTGGTGTAGATTTATTATATAACTCAATGAACCAATTCGCAATATCTATAATAGTCTTTTTTATTGGCGCCCAATTTTTAGCCACTACAACAGCAACAGCAGTTAATCCAGCGACAATTAAACCTATTGGACCAGTCATAAGCGTAAAAGCTGCTCCAATAGCTGGCGCCATTGTCATAAGTGTTCCTATAATAGCAATAACAGGTCCTAACGCAGCAACTAATCCACCTATTACAATTATTATTTTTTGCGTCGTAGGACTTAACGCCTTAAATTTTTCAGATAAACTTGTAAAAAATTCGCCTAATTTTTGAACATAAGGCGCGACAGATTTTAATATAACTTGACCGACTTCCATTAAAGACGATTTCATTGCATTAAGACCTTGCGTCATTTGGAATGAAGCTGTCTGCGACGTCTTTTTAAACGCTTCGTCAGTTGCGCCCGTTGAATTTGCTATTTTATCAAATAACGCAATGTTATCTTCCATTGACGCGCCGGTCAAATCCAAAACCCCTTTCCACGCACGAACATTTGGCGCGATGTTTGTAAATTCTTGACCGGTTGCATTTAATCCATTTTTTAACGTTACCAACGTACCCATTAAACCTTTTTCGGCTAATGTTTCTTTTAATGAATCTGACGTGAACCCCATTTTATTGAATGCGGCTTCGGCTTGTTGTGTTGGGTTTGCAATCGCGGTTAATATGGCGTTTAATTGCGTAGCACCTTCAGCAGCATTCGTTCCTGTTTTTGACATTGCTGCCATTGCAGCGCCGACTTGGTCAAAAGAAACCCCTAAATTTGACGCAATAGGAATAACCCCGCCCATTGAACCAGCTAACTCCGACGCTTCAAGTTTTCCTTCTCGTACCGAAGCCACTAATATATCCGTTGCATCTGTTGCAGTTAATCCTTCATTTGCGTATCCATTCATTGCAGAAGTTGCTAAATCGGCAATAGTTTTAGTTTCTCCCAAACCTACTGCGGCAGCTTTTAAAGACGCGTTTAACGTGTCCGTTGCTTGACTTCCTCTTAATCCAGCAGAAGTAATAAAAAACAACGCTTCCGCAGCTTCATTTGCACTTTTACCGGTATCAATAGCCATTTTTTTAGCTGTTTCGCCCATTTTGGCAACCTCATTTCCTGCGATACCAACTAACGATTCAATTTGCGACATTGATTTGTCGAAATCCATAGCCATTTTTGTAGCAGCAGCACCAGCAGCAACCAAAGGCAAAGTCAATTTCGTAGACAAAGACTTACCAACGCTTTGCATTTTACCACCAAAAGATTGAAGTTTTGAACTCGCAGAACTTAACGCGTTGCTCAACTTCGACGAATCGCCGGTTATATTTACTCTTAAATTAGATTCAGCCATATAAATAGATTTTAAACAAAAATACAAAAAAAAAGACGCTTTTAATTTAACGTCTTTTTTACTTTCATTGATTCATATTTTGCTTTGAACGCTTCCATTTGTTCGCGTGTTGATTTTGGTTTTGCGCGTTCTTTCTTTCTTAATTTATCAACCGGCAATTCAAACAATTGTTCCGGCTTTAACATTTGCGATTTTTTAGAGCATTGCACGTTATGTATCATAGCTGCTAAATAACGCGTCTGTTCCCAGTTTAAATTTATATTATTGTGATAATTTTCAGCTAATAGCGCATTTTCGCGCCACGTTTGCCGCCAAAAATCATTTGGTTTAATACCTATTAAGCCAATATAATAATCGGTTAAACTCTCGAAAGTTACTTCGTCTTTGACGGCTTCGGCTTTCCCACTTTTTTAGCTTCGGCGTTTAAACTATTTCCTAATATTTTAGAATCCAACATTACATTTATAATATCGTTAATAGTTTCAGCGTCTAAATCGTCTAACCACGCGCCAACGGTATAAACGTTATAATCAACCTCGTTTCCTTTTTCCTGGTCGTTAGCTAATATTGCCGAATAAATTAAAGCGCGTAAACCTTTTAATGAAATGCCGTTTTCAAATACATTTCCAATATCTTGTAAAGATATACCTAATTGGTCTGTAAATTCAGACCAAAAATTCATTGAAAAATGTAACGTTCTTAATTTTCCACCGACTTTAATGTCGATATAACCTTTGTTTTTGTTTGCCATTTTGTTTTTTGTTTGTCGTTAATACTTAAATTTATTAAAAAAACCGCCACCAATTAACTGACGGCGGTTAAAATAATAAACTTTTAATATTTTTATGCGTTTGTCGATTTTACAATCGCGCCAGTAATAGTAATTGAACCGCTGTAAGTTACAGCCGCTTCCATTTCAGCAGACATTTCTACACTTGATAAAAATCCTTCAGCTGTATAAATAGCGTCACCAGATTCTGTTGTTCCAAAAACACAAGTTAATTGCGTTCTCGCAAGTAAAAAGTCAGCCATTTGAATAGCGTTTGACGAATCGTCATAAGCAACCAATCCTTCGAATGAAATTTCGCCACCTTTAACGCCTCCTATATATTCAGAAAATCCGTTTGAATCTTTTGTAGTAGCTTCTGGCGTATCCATTGACAAAGACAAAGTGCAGCTTGTAGTATGCCCTACTGAATCTCCTTCAACTTGTAGAATTAGATTTGTACCGTTAAAAACTCCCGTTGTAGCCATAATATTTTTTTTGTTTTAAAGTTTATTAATTTTTTTGTAAATATACAATTTTAAAATTTATTGAATTTTATTTTCCAAATAGTCAATTCCTAAAAATGCGTGTATTCCGTTATTATCTAAATTAACAGCGTAATCCTTCCAACCTGCTGGCTGTTCTGTTACATCATTCCATAACACGTCTACGTGATATTTATCGCTTAATATAGGCGCTTCTATTTCGTTAAAATCTTCATCATATACACCTTGTTTAAGTATAATATAACCTAATTTAACGATATTATGTTTATGTGTTGTATATTCGTTACCCTCATCATCTATTTCAACGCCTAAAGCCTTTATTTTGCTTTCTGCTTGTTCTTGGCTGTCAAACTCGTACTTTCCTATTTTAAAACTCATCTTATAAACTTGTTAATGTTGCTAATTCTGTGTCTGTTAATGCTTCGTTGTAAATTCTTATGTCTTTTGTTCTTGATGTATGTGTAAACGTACCACTATTATTTAGAGTAAGACTAAAATTATTCAACCCACTTAAAGATGTTTCAGCAAATGTACCATACAAAGGTTGCTCAATTCCGTCAATATATAATTTATTCTCATTTTCTTTATATTGTAAAGCTATTTTATGATTTTGAGATAAATCAATCGGAATAACATTAAACATAATGTTACCAAAACCACCTTTATATATTCTTAAATAACCAGTAGGATTGAAATATAATATCAAATAGTTTGTATATGGACTTCCACCACCATCGCTTAAAGAAATATACCTATTCACAGCATCAACGTCTGACAATAATTTCGTTTCAATGTATATAACACCCTCACTATCATTAAACAAATCACTATCCCCAGCACCATAGCAATTATCTGCTAACCTTGTTTCTGCAAAACCAGTTGTCGGTATGTAACTTGTTGGATAGCTACCCTCCTCTAATTGTGCGCCATATATAAATACACTTGTAGTATTATCTCTATTAGATGTCAATACATTGTCTTGCTCATTAGCATAAATACTTAATAAACCACTTACATCGCCACTTGTAACTGAAAATGTAATAGAGCATCTATACCACCCATTACCATAATCTTCTATTTTAGCAGTATGGTCTGGTTTTATTGTTCCAAGTGTTCCATTTGCTACATTAAAAAAACTATTTCCGTTGCCTGTACCGTCAAAACTCGCAGTCCTTAAAGATATAAAATCAACTTGGTCTTTTTTAGCAAAACAAGAAAATGTATATTCTGTATTCGAATTAAAAATAAAACCTTTATAAATAGCTATACTTCCAGTACCACCCCCATTATCATCTCTTAATCTACAAGCATTTAATTCTCCACTTGGACTAATAGCATAATTGTCATCTGTTAAAGAAGCATTTTTTACCCAATAACTATTAAATTCTTGACTATATAATACATCATTTCTGCGTTGTGGTTCTAATAACAAACTTGGACAACTTCCGTCAGAATAATCTAATCTTGGTATATTTGAATTAACTAATTCTATTTTTTTGCCTTGATTAACTCTTGTTGCGCTTGAAGCTCTTGAAAAAGTAAAATCGCCGTCTCCATTAATAGGTTTGACGCTGTATAATTTTGAAGTTTTGTAAGCTGTTGGTATTAATAACAATTTCGCTGTATCTGCTAACGACATATATTTATGT